GCATCAATGCGGGCTGAAGTATTCGTAACTCATCAAGCGCAGCCTGGAGATTACCCTGGGAGAGGAGTTCAACCAATCGCGCATCAGGGATGTCGTTTTTGACCTGCTTGAATATCTGCAGCAGTGTCTTTTTGATGCGTGGTTCGTATTTCTCCGCAGCTTGTATGAGTCTTTTACTTGGCACCTTTATTCAACCTCGCCCTGAGAATTTCGAATTCGGATTTTATTTCCACATACTCTTTTTTGATGCTCCTTGGTGCTCTCGGAACTCCCGGACCTCCGAAATGTTCCTCCAATTGCCATATCCTCTCCTGCAAGGATTTATACCGGTCGGTGTCAAACTTGATCTGCACACTGTCTTTGAAAGTCTGCAGGTCCTTCGCCTTTGCATAATGGCCGTCAAATGCCCACATTGCCCCCAGCAACGAACTGCCGGTGATAATGACCGATACGGCTGCAATCAGTCTGTTCTTAAACCACTTCCTCTCCGCCTCCGCCATTGTCCAGTCCTCCCATATTGTTCGGGTTCGTTGGGTCGTCCTCATTATCAAGTTCAGGGTCACGTTCCGGCAAACCACCTGCGTCGCGCAGCCTGTCCTCAAGTCTCTTATCTGCTCCAATGACAAACCCGGAACGACTGAGGGACTCGACAAAGCTGCCGAGCTTTTCGATATCTTCCGGAGACACCTTTCCGGGTTTGAGCCTGGGCATGTACTTGCGGTCCATACCGTTCAATTTCCAGAGAGTAGGGATAAGCCTCCTGTTAATGGTTTCGGCAATGGTGTCATCCAGCCATCCCTCAATCGCTCTTGCAAATAGATCCGTCTTATCTTTCGATAGAGCGAAGGAGCCCACTTTGCCCTGCGTGCCAAGGAAAATAAAGTCAGCAAGGATGACTCTTGCAATATCAGCCTTGTAATCCTGCTTGGTCTCATTGGTGTCTACTGCCCGGGTTCCTCCCGCGTTCAGCAATTCGAGTGACACCTGTTTGACTGCTGTGGGGTTGCCGTCAGAGTCCTTAAAGGTGTCGCTTGGCAGGACGACACCTCCCTGCTCATTGAACTTGATGTCCCGAACCATCTTCTCATACTTTTTTCTGATGGCTATTTGTTCCGGTGTGGTGCCCGTCAGTATGTTGTTCGGGATGTAGGCAACCGGGAGACCTGCGAGTTCTCGCTCAATTGCTACCGCCTCAATCTCCTGGATGGTCTTTAAGAAAAACCATGGACGGTAAGCACTGCGCAGAATGGACCTGCCTTCCGGAGACCCCTTGAACATATGAGGTCTGAAAAGTAATGCCTTGCTGATGGGGATAAACATGGAGGCGAGCCCACCATTTGGAGCGTCCTGCCACATCCCCAATATTTGGCCATGTGGTTCCTTGATCTCCCATCTGTTAAGGGTCTCCTGTGAGCGGTCAGCAAGCTTTCTGATGCCAATCCTCCCATCGGTATAAATGGACTGCCTCGTCTCGTCGGCCTCATCGGGTCCTATCCTCCGCTTGTAGATCACTTCGGTGTATTGCCAGCCGAAAGTAAACATCGACATAATGGTTGACAAGAATTCGTCCCAGGTGTGCTCCATGTCCTTAAAAAACACTCCCTCAACAAATTCCACCGCTTCGAGTGCAGCTTCGTCCATTTCAGCTTCAGGGATATCGGTTTCGATTGACCAGTCAACAGCACGGATAAGCATTTCGACTGCAAACAATATGGCTCCAATGGTGGAGTCGTTGTCCCTCATCTCCCGGAAAATTCTTCGGCCGCGTTCCCCTTGCAGCTTGGTCAGGAACTCATCGTGTACGAAACCGGAGCTTATTTGGACTCCCTCAACGCCGAGTTCTTCGATTGGTGAAAAATTGGCTGATGGGGTTTGCTGTTGTTTCCCGACCGGAAATTTCGTGCGTGGCATTCTTAGTCTCCTGCCTCAGGGTTTAGATTTCTTGCAGGAGCACTGTTTCCCGGTCCTCCCACACTGCCGTCATCTGTGCGAATCAAAACCAATATTCGATTGAACGCTCTTACTGCCGCATCTATTTGATCCTTGAATTGGGAGTTCGGGAAGAAGGAGCCCTCATCCATAAACTCCTGATTCCAATCTCCCTTAACCAATTTGACGTTGCCGGCCTCGCATTGTGCCGATAACGGATTTGCCCTGATGGCCTTGTCTCCGGACTCTGTGGAGTACCTGACATCAAAGCCGACTAAATGACCGGCAATATCCTGAGCCTGGGATTTGCCAGCTTGTCCCGGATCCTGCGGAAAGTCAATTATGGTTTCAAGTCCGTCCTGGGAGGCAATGTTCTTCATACTCTTGCGAACCTTATGAGCCGACTTCCGAAACCTCCTCACGTCCTCAATGTAGAAGATGTGATCCGACCATGTTATTTTGACTCCGGCTGTAAATGCAGGATTCGGATTCTTCGCCTCCTTGGTGTCGGTTGCAGCCAAGTCCCATCCCCGGACGGTGAACATGCGCTTTCCTTGCGGCACGGCATCTACGATTTCAAACCACTCCTTAGCGAACATGCCTCCTTCCCGAGGACGGGGATCTTGGCCGACTTGACCGGCATAGCCATACGAGCCGAGGTCTGCATGCATTTCCTGAAGTACTTTTTTGCTCATCCTAATTGGGTCGAGCAAACCGTCAACGTAATTCTCTGCTGCACTTTTCGGTTTGACTTCATAGGACAAGTCTCCTGGGAGGCTGATATGCTTAATCCTCTTTCCCTTTTTCCTAAGCATATGTCCTGTGCAGTCAAGCTCATGTAACCTCTGCATGATTAGAATGGTTGCAGTTATCTTCTTGTTCACCTTGCGAGTGGAGAGTGTCCCGTCCATCCACTGATTGGCTGTCACCCTCTCCGTATCCGAAACCGCCTTCTCCGGATTTAATGGATCGTCTATTAGAATCAGGTGCCCATGCATCCCCGTCACGGTAGCTCCCACTGATGTCGAAAACCTTTGTCCTCCCTTTGTCAGTTTGTAGTTTGACTTGAGGTTCTTATCCAGCCTGATTTCTATTTCCGGGAAATACCTCCTAAACTTATCTGACTGCACGATGTCCCTGGTGTAGTCAGCCGATTCGAGTGCAAGTGCTGAGGAGTAGGAGCCCGTGATGAACCGCATGTCATTGCCTCTTATCTTCAGCTTGTCCAGCGGCACTTGTTTGACCCTCGAAAATCGTTTATAGGTTTTCGGATACTTATGCCTTGGCAGTTCTGCAATCCAGGTCCACGCAGGCAGCATATGGGAGAAGACGACTGACTTGGTTGACCCGGGAGGCACGTTTATAATGAGGTCATACTTCTTGGCTATCCTGGCGATGACTCTGAAGACGACTTTTTCGGCCTCCCTGCACAAGTACTTGATGTGCCAGTTCCAAATCGGGTCCTCTGTCACGATGACAGACCAGAACTCCTGAACGAAGAAAAAGAAATCTCTTCGGCACAGCTCGGCTTTTAAAGCTTCGGGGTCGCCAAGTATGGCTTTTATGAGTTCCGGGTTATGCTGCATTTCTCCTTTGTCCTCCTATGGGTACATAAAGTTCAACAGGTCTGCCGTAAAGCCGGCAACAGCTTTACCGACCACAATTAAGAGACATGCAGCGAGGAGCGCCGGCAATACGATAAAAACCCGTCCAAAGATGCGTACCCATATCATAAGCTTCATGGTTCTACTTCCCACTGTTTAGAATTCTCGTTATCCGGGCATCGTGCGGTCTTCAGGTGCTTCCGGAGGCGCTACCTCTTTCGGTTGGATATTGGAGCAGATCAATTCGATTTCTCCTGCGCCGAGGTGTCCCTTGACCATCGGGAACACACTGTGAATGCCATAGACGGCTCCTTCGATAAAATGGCGGTCTGTGCACTTATCCTTCAGTCTACAATCGTCGCACGGAAAACTCACTGAATACGTCATACTCATTCTCCTTTTCTTACTTTCGATTATTTTTAAGGACCGCTCCCCTGTCATCATCCATCTTGGCGAGGCTACCATCAAGCCTCCCGATCCCCGCCCCTTAACTCGAGTCACACGGAGACATTGACGGCATTGGAAGCACCAAGAGCAGGGGAGCGGTCCAGCACCCACTTTATTCGTTGCAGGCAATAGAGGCATTTGCCCACATTATGGCCTCCCGCAGTTTGGTGACTGCAATTGCTCTTTCAC